GGCCGTGCCGTCCCAGGTGGGGGCAAGCCGGCCCAAGTCCTCCGGGTGATTGCGGAGAACCTGAATCACGATATTTTTGTGGACCTGCATCGGCTTGATTCGCTTAGTGCTCATTCTGTGTGTCTCCCCTCGGTTGGTGGATTCAGATGTCGGTCCCGTTTACACGCTGGACATGAGCGGTTAGTCGCCGTCTCTCCTCAGGGGCAACCGAATGTCGCGGTACGTTTCCCACTTGCGACCGTCCGGATGGCGTACCATGATGCCGCAGCTTGCAGTGATCGATCCATCCCGGTTGAAAACAATCGATCCGATCACAATGCAGTCCTCCATGCCCTCATCGTTCAGCATAACCGCGTCGTCGCGGGAGGAAACTGAAACTCGCATCGTTGATTCTCCCGTGTTAGTGGTGTTGTGCCGCCGATACCCGGCAGCTTATGGCGTCCTGCTCCACGGCCAGATTCCCAGCCGCTTCCGGCGAGCGACGACACGCGCGCAGTGCTTGCACGTCGTGCGGCCGGGGATGTCGACGTGTGCGGTGGCCTCGATTGGCACCCGGCGACCGCACCACGTTGACACGGGGCCGGAACTCGGTGGCATCAGGCCGGTCCGATGGATGGTTCGAGTTGCCATGATTGCCTCACTTGCGACTGGCGGCTTTGGTGAATGGGGCCGCACGCCTTGGTGCCGTGGCAGGCGTGCGGATCGGTCCACGGACCGCGACGAGTGTCAATCACTTCGCGTATGCCGCAAGCTCTGGGTGGAGCACTGAGATCAATCCCTCTTCCTCCGCATACTTACGCTCCTCGACAGTCTCATCGTCGGTTGGATCAACGACCTCCCGCGTGTACACGGAAATTCGCGATGCCTCAGCCTTGCTGAAGGTGTTTTCGGTCCAGAAGGTATCAATCGCACCTTCTGGTGTGCTGTGCCAACTCGTGCGGCAGTTGTCGAACTGGTCGCAATCTGCGTAGTAATAGGTCGTCATTCTCTCGTCTCCCCGCCCCGCTCAGGGGCATTGCCGCAGTGGATTGGGCTGCGGCTCCCGGTAGCCGGTTCTCCTCACTCACTCTCAGGGTGAGCGGGGAGAACCGCCCGGCCCGGCATCGGCGAATTGCCGACAAGGCTCCGTAGAGCCAGGTTCCTAATGCCGGGACGGGACGGAGGAAAGTCAGCAGAATTCCTCATCGTCGCAGAAGTCTTGCGGCCACAATCGCTCGTCGCTGACGACGATCCCGCCGTGCTCTGTCGCGACGCGCTTTGCTGTGTAGTGATCGTACAGTTCGGTGTCGTCCAGGTCGGGCGTTGTGGTGCCGTCCTGATTGATCCCGTGTTCTTTTCCGTCGATCTGTTTCAGCACTGCAAACATGGTCTTTCCTCCGGTTGGCGGTTTAGTGGGTGCCGGGCACGCGCCCGGTCTGGCCGTGAGTCGGGGCCGCTCGTGCGTCGGCCCCTGGTCTCGGTCAGTGCGCGTTTCACGGCGTCGGCACCGCCCCCTCCTCCTCGCTCGGGAAATACTCCTCGATCCACGGCTCCATCGGATCGAAGATCTCCGTTTCCGCCCGCTCCAGCGCGGGCGAGAACAACGACATCAGCAGTGCGATAAGAAATCCCATAACAGACCCTTTCGTTAAAACCCCCCGCCAACCGCAGCCAGCAACGAGACTTGGCAGTCAGTTACCAGCGTGCAGCCGGCGGGGGTGATTTGTGAGGATGCCAAGTCTCGCCAAGTCTCAGGCGACAAACAATTGCCTCCTGATCTACCTAAGGTGAAATTTCCGTGCCAAAAGTGCCTGCCTCTCTCAGTCGCGTGACTATTTTCAGGCAAATCACCCAAACGTGGCAATCACTCAGCCGGCCGCTCAACAGTCCTGCCGCGGCGTTGCAGCCCTGCACGGCAATTCCCGCAACCAGGCTGGATCAGCATTGATCGAGGCCGGCTTGCAGGCGTGCGTTCGCCCAGGTTACGATCCCCAAACAGGAGAATTCCAATGACCCAAACATTTCTCGCCGACACCCGGTTTCCAAAGCAAAAGCAGCAGTCCCACCAACCAGGCGTCTGGCCCGGCTGGCGCACCATCGCCATCGCCTGCGCCGCCTGGCGATCGAAGTCTGGGGGCGCCGGTGACACTCCCCGCCCTCCCTGCGTTTGCTGCCCACAATCTTGATTCCAGGAGAGTTACACAATGACCACGCAGATTACCCCTGAGAAAGCAACAGACGGCCCAGGATCGACATCAAGCGATTCCACGGCTGATTCCACGGCACAGCCACGAGGGGCGGCACAGCCACGAGGGGCGGCACAGGCGGGAGAGAAGAACACACACGGCACCCAAATTAACACGTCGCAAGCCGAGACCGAGACCGAGACTGAGGTGGACAACACCGCAGCGCCATGTGGCGAGGAGCAGTTGGTCGACGAGCCAACGCGCGTGGCCGCTCTGGTCAGTCGGGTCACGAGCCGATTCATGCGAGAGGGGCGATGGTTCGGGTCGGAGGGCCTGGCGAAGATGCGAGACGACATGCACCGCCTCGCACGCAAGCAGGGTATGGACAAAACAACTGCACAGGGCTGGGTTTACGACGAACTCGATCGCATGTACCCACCGCACGACTCCTCTGCAAGTGCCGAACCTACAGGGGCAAACACGGAAGCATCGCCCAGCAAAGCACTTGCGGATGACCATCAGGCCAAGGATGACGGCCAGATTCAGGGGCTGGGGACCATCCCGGAGAGCTGGCCTGAGCTGCCGGCCAACGCGTCCCTCGCGGCGGATGTTGGATGGGTGCAGGCCAACAGGCTTCGCATCGTGGAAGAGCGGCCTGGTGCTGCTACCCTCGTTCACCTGGACAAGGCCCTGTCTCCTGCCCCATCATGGGCAGCACTTGGGTGGCTGGAGACCAGCATACGCTCATACGCCAAGTTCGTGGACATGGTGGGCAAGGCAACGCACAGCGGTGACGACGAGGCCACTGTGGTGAGGCACGAGCGCCGCAGGCTCGAGCGCGTGCGTGAGCTGCTCGCTGACACGGCTGACACGCGCCACAAATAGGGTCAACGCTCCTCTTATCACCAGCGCAGCGGCAGCTGCAGGGCCTTCGCAGGCTTGCTTTCTGTATCACTCAGAGCGTACCCTGTGTGTGCAGAGTCGGTCAGTCGGATCGAACCGGAAATTGAACCGGACCGGCCGGGGGGTCGCCGGGACTCCAATTAGTATATGCCCCCCGAGTCTAACCCCAAAAACCCTGTTAAGATAGGAAATCCCATGTCGGAACCCATGGTAGCGGTTTACGTCCGGGTGAGCACATATTCTCAGAACGAGGCTGGCCAGCGGGAGGCGATCGGGGCGTGGTTGCGTGGGAATGGTATTGGTTCGGAGCGGTTGTTGTGGTACGTGGACAAGCAGACGGGTGACAATTTGCAGCGGCCCGCCTTTGGCCGGCTTCAGGAGGCGATTTTCTCCGGCAAGGTGAAGACGGTGGTGGTGTTTAAGCTGGACCGTTTGAGTCGTAATTTGCGTGATGGGATAGTGACGTTGTGCGACTGGTGCGATCGTGGTGTTAGAGTGGTGAGTGTGACTCAGCAGTTGGATTTCAGCGGGACGACGGGCAGGTTGGTGGCGAGCGTGTTGTTTGCGGTGGCGGAGATGGAGCAGGAGACACGTCGTGAGCGTCAGGCTGCTGGTATTGCGGTGGCGAAGAAGGCGGGGAAGTACGTGGGCGGTCGGAACAAGGGTTGGAGAAAGGCGCGGCCGAAGCGGGCGAGGGAGTTGCGTGAGAAGGGTCTCTCAATGGAGATGGTCGGGAAGGCGTTGGGCGTGTCGACGATGTCGGTTTCGCGGTACTTGAGAGAGGGGGGTTGAGTTGTCGAGTCCGTACTACGATCTGGTGGAGAAGTCCTCGCCGGAAAAGAATCTTGAGTGGCGTATTTCGTGTGGCGAGCGTTGTTTGCGAGACGCGGAATACCGGGCCTGTTTCTGGCAGGCTTGTCTGGATGACGTGTTGTTCTTTTTCAACTCGTGTCTTTTTGTCTACGAGCCGAGATCGAAGGTGAAGACGAAGGCGTTTGTGACGTGGCCGCATCAGGATCCTGTGATCCTGGCGATGGACGCGACGATCGAGGAAGCGACGGAGAACGAGCAGCCGATTTCGTTGACGGTGCCGAAGTCACGAGCTCAGGGCGGGACGTACATCTATCTGGGGGTGTTCATCTGGCGTGCCCTGAAGGAACCTGGCTTCTCGGCGGGGCTGGTGACCCGGAATGAGGAACTGGTCGATTCGCGGACAGATCACAGCGCGGTGATGTACAAGCTGGCCTGGATGCTGGACCGTCTCCCGAAGTGGATGCTTCCGGACGGTTACCAGCGGAATTCGACAGAGCACACGATCGCGCTGCCCAACGGGTCGCTGTTCTCCGGTTATTCGGCGACGGCGGACGCCGGCCGCGGCGGACGAACGACGGCCTTCGCATTCGATGAGCCGGGTTCTGAGGAGTTTATCGCCGGGAATAAGGACTTCAAG